AGAGGATCGATACCCTCCGGCTCCGCCAGCACCACCAGACCCACCGCCATTGGTATCTACGCTTCCCCCGCCGCCTCCAGCGATAACAATATATTCAAGCTCTTGCGGTATCGGCCCGTCGCTCAGGAATTGCCAATCGGTGCCGTCGTAGCCCTCATATCGGCTCTCGGTCGTGTTAAACCGCAAGCTCCCAGTCGAAGGCGAAGCGGGCCTCTGCGCCGTCGTACCCCTCGGCACGATCAGCTCGCCGTTGAAGATGATGGGGCCACTAAACGTGCCGCCCGTCACGGGGACGGCGGAGGCGATGGAGAAAACATCATAGACCACGATTTCGACGACATCCCCGGCACTGAGGGCCGTGAGGTTGCCGATGGTGTTCGCCGTGGCGGTGTCGTAGTCGGTGCCGGCCACGAGGATGACGCCATTGAGGGCGACATCGACATAGTTGCCATCGGAAAAGGCCAGGGTGTTGCTCGCATCGTCAGCGCCGGAGAGCGAAGTCTCGCCCCCAGTCGCCGTGAAATAGTATCGATTGCGAACGCCTACCCCAGGCGCTTTCCCGATGTAGCTCACGGAGTGGGCTCCTCGACCACCACCCAGCTGGTGGTGTCCTCATCCCATCGATAAATCTGATCATCCTCCGGCATCGGCACGGGCGCCTCCCAGAGGCAGCTGTCCTCGTTCAGGGTCCAGCTGGCGAAGGGGCGCGGCGGGATGAAGGCATCGCGCACGCTGTCCCAGGTGTAGCCGATCCCGGGATAGTTTTTTCGGAAAGGCGTGCCGCCATTCGCGTGAACGCCGCCATAGGTGTTATAGGAGCACCGAATAGCGCCGTAATACTCCTCCCAGGAGCTCACGCCCTCGGGCAGCGGATCGTCATCATTCTTACCGACGACCACCTGGGTCACGATATTTCGTCCATCGACGTAAGCATAATGTGCCATTTTTAAGCCACTCCAAAAGTCACTGTGTCACTCGCCCCAGCGGCGGTAATAGTATAAACGGTGTCCGATCCAACGGTGGAGGAGGTTTGCGTCACCCCTGCGGAGAATGTTGCGGAGTAGGCCGAGGGGATGCGGAGAATGACTACGCCGGAACCGCCGGAAGCACCTCGTGCAGGATCAGCGCCGTCAAGATTTCTTACGCCGCCACCACCGCCGCCGCCCAAATTTGCCGTTCCTGCCGTGGCGTTTCCTGTTGGGTTGGTATAGTTTCCATTGTAACCGCCACCAGTGCCCCCTCCGCCTGCTCCTCCAACCCCGACTGTCCCATAGATGCCAGTGCCATACCCAAGCCCGCCACCGCCGCCACCACCAGCATAAAAAACGCTAGCCCCCGTGATGGAGGAGGACAGACCGTCGCCACCGTTCCCCGAGGCGTAATTTCCGCCATTCAGACTTCCCGGGTCACCTGCCGCACCCGCTCCACCACCGCCACCGGCTCCCTGCTCGGTACTTCCGGCAGGGCCTCCATCATTTCCTTGCCCTGCGATCCCTGCACCGCCCGACAGAATTCGGTATCCAGAACCGCCGCCAGAACCGCCAGCCGAGCCAATCCCAGCCCCAGTGCCGCCACCACCACCACCCGATGAGACGATAGTGCTAAAGGCGGAAGAAGCGCCGTTCAACCCGCCGCCATTGTTTCCGCCAGCAGAGCCTCCGGCGCCAACGGTCAGGGCGTAGGCGACAGAAAGGGCAAAGTCTTGCGTGCTGGCCAACATCCCACCAGCGCCACCCCCGCCTCCACCGACGTAACCGCCGGTATTGGAATACCCCCCTCCGCCACCACCGCCAGCGATCACAAGATATTGGGCGGAAACGCTGGGCGCATCGCTCAGAGACGCCCACTGGAGCCCGTTGTATCCCTCATACCGCTGCTCGGTGGTGTTGAATCGAACACTCCCCGTCGCAGGCGAAGCAGGGCGCTCAGCGGTGGTGCCAGCAGGGAGCACCATGCGGCTGGTCACCGTGAGCTCATCGGTCGAGGCGATCGCTAGAGAGACTGCTGGCGGCTGTCCGAGATAGGCCATCAGACAATATCCAAATGGCTGAGCACAACGTCAGCGCTCGAGGCCGCGCTGCTCGTCACCTTGATCGCATCACCCGGCTCGAGAACCACCTTTTGATCGCCGCCGATCACGATGATCGAGCCCCCTACGGGCACCGGCGCAGCCTTCACGATGTAAACGCTGTCCTCTGCCCCAGAGGTGCGCCCGCTCGCGTCCAGCTGCACGTCGATGGTGATCTGGCTGGTGTCGATGTTGGCGACGGACAGGCCAATGATGGTCACCTCGGTCGCGCTCGGGCAGGTCAGGATCGTCGAAGGGCTTGTGCCGACGCCGGTGCTGGTTTCGCTCAGAAAGAAATTGGCCATGGTTTACCCCAGAGCGATGGCGAAGGCGAGGCCGGCATCGCCGCCAAAAACCCCCGCGTCATCATTAAGCTGGCTAGTGTTGATCTGCCCCGCCGTCGCCGTAACCGTCGAGGTGTCGGAGTCGGGATTTCGCCGCGACTCTTCGCCCTCGATGTCGACCGCGCGGACCCAATAAAAGCGCGTGGTGCCGCTAGCGAGCTCGTGGCGGAAGCGCGTGCCGCGCACCTGCCCCACCTCTACCGCGTTTGCCCATTGATCATCGGCCGAAGCATAGATCGCGATTTCATCATAGGCCGAAGGGATCGTGGGCGCCGTCCACTCAAGCAGGATACCCTCCTCCTCCGGCGTTGCCGTGAGGCTGGAGGGTGCAGGGACCACGGTGGTGCCGAAAACAATGGTGCCAGCTGCCGTGCGCGTGCTGTATTCCGCGAGCTCCGGGTCGGCGTAGGCTTCCGGCGCGTCCTCTTTGATCGTGAGCACAAAGCCTTTTTCTGGATCAAAGGACCACGCCTCGACCACGAAAACCTTCGCCGACCAGCCGAGCTCACTGATCGTCAGCGTGATTCGATCCCCTACGCCCACCTTCAGCGCCTGCCAGTTAAGCGGGATCACCGCCGTGATTTGCTGATTGTTTAGGTTCAGGGTGCGATAGCCCAGCCGCTGCGCCATGTGCTCATCATCTGTCATGGGCAGAACGAGGTTGGTGGTGAGCTCCTGCCCACCGTCCCGCGTGTTCAAATAGGTCGCATCCTGCACGCGCAAAAACTGCGTCGCCGCATAGTCCTGATCGGGGTCGACGAAGGTGCCTCTGATGGTGTTGAAGCGCTGAGCTCGAGGACGCTCGGGCTGCACCTGCACCTCGCCCACGATGTCATCCTCAGTGAAGGCGAAGGAGGGCGCTTCATAGGCGGCCGCTCGGATGCGGTATTTGCCGCCGGACCATGTGAGCGTGCCCGCCATCGAGGAAAGCAGGCTGCGGATATTGTCGGCGTACTCGGTGCCGGTGTCGAGGACGCCGTTGCAGCTGAAGCGCTTGGTCACGGCGCCAGCTGGCACCGTCACGGTGGCGTCGCAATAGTCAGCGGCGGTCGCCACCATGGCCCAGTCGATCTCGTCGTAGGTGATGCCTTCCGCACCCATCCCGAGATCGGCGTCGAAAAGGTAGTCGGCAAGGCAAAGGGCAGGATTATCTGACCATTCCCAAGTGCTAGGGTCAGCTAAACGGTGCGCTCCTGATCCGCCATTGGTGGAATCGAGGCGAGGATCGTAAACCTTCTTTCCCTTGACCACGGCGCGGATGTTCTGCGGCGCGCCATTCGACCAAACGCCTTCGCCGGTAGCCGTCCCGAGCTCGAAGGCGGAGACGATGTAGCAAACGCCTCGGCCATCATGCGCGCCGGTCCAGTCGGAAAACTCGGAAGATAGCTGCGTAATCTCGCCCTGGATGTCAGCCCCAAGGCGCCGATAAAAGTTGGTGACCTCATTGGACCCGATGGGACCATAGGTGCCGCTGGTGACGCCCCCGGTCCCCTCCCAGTCGATGATCGAGGAGGGAATCTCATCGCCGTCGAGCCAGATCGCCTCGATGTCCTCGCACTCATGAGAGACCAGGCTCACCACCGTCCATAGGGTGTTATTGTCGCTCGTGCCCGTGGTGGCCTTGGTGTTTGTGTAGACCACCGGGCCGGAAACCCTAGCGCGTCCGTAGACGATCTTGCAGGGCTCGACGGCCGATCGAATCATGGCATCGCGAGGCGCTGCGGCAGCTGCCTTGCGGGCGTCGGATTCTTGTTTCTTCTGATAGCTCGCCATGAGGGCGATGTCGGTGACGGCTGCGACGGCCGTGATGGTCGCCGCCGTTGCGCCACTAACGCCGGTTGCTGCGATGATGATTTGGGCAACCGCCTGAGCCATCAGATTCTCCAGCCCTCGAGGGCGTAGCGCAGAGGCGCGCGATAGAGCCCGACCTTGAGCGGGACCAGGGCGCCGTCAGGGACGCGAACGCCAGCGATCTCGCCCACACCTGGCAATTTTAGCAAAAGCACGTCCGCCGTGCTGGTCTGCTCCACCGAGACCGACGGGCCGAGAATGTGGCTTAGGAGGCCCACTAGCCCGCCATGTCGGGCCATGATGGCCTCAGCCTCCTCCTGGCTTGAGTAGGCGAGCTCCGGCGCTGGATCGATGCCCCTGAAAGCCTCAAATACGGCCCTAGCCAGCTGACAGCAGTCGAGGCGCCCCCATGCAAAGGGCTGGTCGCCAAAAGCCCGCGTGACGCTCCTGACGGCCTCCTCGCGGGTGCTCATCGCATCTTGAAATAGGTGGGGCCGCCGATGCCCCCAGCGCCAAAGGCGGTCGCGGATTGGCCGCTAAAACTTTGCGTGCGCCCGCCCCAACGGAATTTGGCATCGAGCATTTGGGGCAAATACTCATAAAACTGATCACCAGAGAATTCGGCCTGGTGGTCCGCGTCATTCTGGAGCCGACCGTTAATCTTCTCGAAGGCTGCCAGCTGGCTCTCGCAGGTCACCCGGATCACGCTCTCGGCGCCAATAGCCACTTGCAGGTCGTCAACATAGCCCGCCCACATAGGATGCGGGTCATCGATCAAGGTGCGGTCGGCATCGAGCAAGCCCACGAGGATGCGCACGGTGCGAAGCACGCTATTATCCGTCAGAACCTGCGATGCGATGGTGGTGTCGATGCCGCTCAGCATGAGCTCTACCGAATAGGGCGAAACATCACGCCCCTCGTCGATCTTGCTAATCCCGCCGAAGTCGCCAACGCCATCGAAGGTGCGGATGACGCCATCCCAGTCGTTTGCTGTTATCGACCCAATGTCATCGTGCAAATAGAGCGTGCCGGTAGGCGCATCAAAGGCTAGCTCCACAAAGACCACTGGGCGAATAACGACGCCATCGAGCGCCGTCGCGTTGGCGGAGCTCAGGCCACGGGTCATGCGATCACGTCCTCAATGGCTTCGATGGTGAAGGTGCTGAAAAGCCCCGGAGAGGTGGACCAGCCACTGACAGGAGAGGCTAGGCGAAAAATACCTTTTGGCTGGATAAAGGTTATCGCAGAATCGTCTACCGGCGACGATCGGAGCTCGGGCACAAAAGAAAGCGTCGACTCATTGATCGGGCCAATGATGAAGGCATCGGCGGTGGCCATTTTGAGCTCGCCATTCACCTCGAAATAATCACCAGCCCGCACCGAAGAACTGTTTTCATCTCCCCCGGTCCAGTTGTAGGTGTCGAGGGAGTTTCCGGTCTGAGACGCACCGCGCACTTTCGGCGATCCCACTGCGTCGCCTCTGCGCACAAACCCGTGGTCGTATAGATAGAAATTGGCGGCCGTGCCCTGAACCTTCGCCAAAAAAGCTTGCATCACTGCCCGTTCTGCGCCACTGAGATTTTGAAAGGTCAGCGTAGCTCGCCAGCGCGTTCCGCCTCGCTGCGCAGTCTGGATTGCCCCAGTCAACGGCGACACAAACTGCCGAGCGTTGGAGACAATCTCCCAGGAGGAGCTCGTGGGCACGATCGAAGGAAAATCAAGCGGCATCAGAATCTTCTCCGCGCAAGCATATCGGCGATCTCGGCTTTCTGCCGGCGGAGCTCAGCCGAGAAAATGACGCGATCCTGCTCTGATGCGCCGCCCGAGATGTTCACCACGGGCGCATAGCTCAGCCCGCCGCCGCCCAGCTGGTCATTGGGCACCACGGTGCCGGCGCGGCCTGGCACCATGAGCTCAGGTCCACGCTCGCCCACGATGTAGGGGCGCCCACCCATCACGGTGCCGCCGTCAGCCTTGAACCCGAGAGCGGCGCCGATGCTGCCGAAGATTCCGCCAAGGCCACCGCCAGCCGCACCGCCGCCAGGGAAAATGCTCTTGAAGGCGTTCATCAGCTGGCTCTTCAGCACCTGCGACGCCATCTCCGTGAGGATATTGGAGAAGGAGCGCATCATGCCCTCCTTCCCATCCGTGACGCCGCTGATCAGGGCATCGGAAAGATCAGATTGCAGGTCGGCGACTTTGTCCTTTGTGCTCGTCACCACGTCATTGGCTGCGGCAACGGCTGCGGGCGTATTCTTGGCGATCTCCTCTGCGGTCTTTCTGGCCGCTGCATTGATCTCCTCGAAAGTTTCCATGATCCGCTCAGAGGGCAGGGGAGCCTCGAGCATTTGAGTGATCTGCTCTCGAATGCGATCAGCCTGGCGGCCGAAGGCGTCACCAAGGCCAGTCATCGCATCAGCTGCGCCACTGATCTCCTCGAAGCCGAGCACCTTAGCGATGGAATTATATTTCTCGATGAAGAAATCTAGCGTCTTAACGATGCCGGAGGAGCTCCCCATATTTTTGAGGATCATGCTCATGAGCTCGGCGAAGGCCAGCTGCACGTTTTTCACCACCAAGCGAAGGCCGAGGATCATGTCGCCAAGGAAGCCAAAGGAGCGCGCAACGGCTTGCGCGACTTTCTGGCCGATGCTGCCAAACTCCTCAGAGTCGAGGGCGGACTGGCGAATCAAGTTGGCGACGCGCTCGATGGACGGGGCCAGGGCCACCGCCAGCTGATTTCCTAAGCCTTGAAAAACGCCTTTGGTTCGCTCGATGGCGTCGTTTGCTTGCTCAACCTGCGCGGTGTCGACTCGATCCAGGGCCAGGCCCAGTGCCTGCGCCTCCTCCATCATCTCCTTCAGCGCAGCGGAGCCACCCCCCAGGGTGTTCACCAAAGCCACGCCCTCGGAATCAAAAAGCTTCATTGAGAGACGCACGCGGTCGGCCTGCGTGCCAACGCCCTGCATAGCGTCGGCCACGATGGCCATTTGCTGATCAAGCGGCAGCTTCACCAGCTGCTTGGCGTCGATGTTGAGCTCTTCGAGGGCGCCCTTTGCTTCGCCGGTGCCGATGGCGGCTTCTGCCACCCGGCGCGTCATGCGTTGCAGGGCCATGTTCATAGTTTCAGTGCTGACGCCGGTGATGTTCGCGGCGTGCTGGAGGCCAGCCAGGGCTTCAGTGGTGGCGCCGATCTTGTCAGCAGTCTTGCCGAGGTTGTCGATGCTGTTCATCGACATTTTTGTGAATGCTGCGGCCGTTCCCGTCAGCGCGGCGACTGCGCCGATGCCGAACTTCCCAAAACGCATCCCGAGCTCATTGACGGATTTTCGCGTCCTGGCCGCGCTTTCTTGGATTTTTTTGAACGCACCTGCGGTCTTGTCTTTCGCCAGGATTGTCAGGACGGTCTTTTGGTCAGCCATTCTTTTCCCGCCTCATCTCAAACCAAGCCGCCCAGCCAAGAAACTCCCTGTAGTCCATCTGGCGAATCTCCCCGACCGTTTTGTGCAAATGCTCAGCCAGGGCAAACTGCATTTGCAGGTCGGGGTCGCCCCTTAGTTTCCCGCCACGTCCTCCGCGCTGGCATCGTCGGCGTTGATCTCGCCCACGATACGCGCCAGCACGTCAGGGTCGACGCTTCGGAGCAGCTCGGTCTTTTCGATCTTGCGAAAGACCGGCCGCCCCTCCCCGTCGATCAGGCGGTGCACCAGCGTCATCACCATGGCCTCGGCGCTCTTGCCGGCGTTCGCGAGCTCCATGATCTCCCCGAGATTGTGGAGGCTGATACCCGGTCGAATGTAGACCGTCGCCTCCCACTCGGGGATTTGGAGCTCACGCGGCTCGGCGCTGAGTTTGGCCTTGTAATGGCTCTTTGCCCTCTCCAGCAAAGTGCTCATCAGGCCACCGTGGACTCAGACAGTGCGCCGGTGCCTTGCAGGCTGATGGAAGCCTCGACCAGGCCATCAAAGGCTGCCGTGCGGCTCACCTCGGTGACGATCGCGGTGCCGGTGTAATAGGTGTCGCCAGAGGTGTCGCCCTCGGGATACACGTTAAAGGTCACCTCGGCGCCGATGGTCAGTGCACCCTGGCCGGTGGCGTCCGTCTCGTCCCAGAAAACGTCCATGCTACCCGTGAACGTGGTGAGGCTAGATTTGTAGGTGCGCGCCGTGTCGCCCATTGCCGTGTCCTCGAGCGTGTCAGCGCTCTCGGCGATGGTCCAAGTGCGAACCTCGGAAACGGTGTTGGCGCCGACCTTGACGACGCCTTCGCTGCCCTTGTGAGTTGCCATGCTTATTCCTCCAGTGCCACGGGGGCGTCATCGTCAGCCGGGGGTTCCGGCACTTCAGCGGGCTCGGCCACCACGGCCCAGCCCTTCGATTCCATCAATTCTACCTTATCTGCGCGAACGCGGATAACAGTCGCCGCGCCATCACTCATCTCGATCAGGGTCATGCTCCCACCTCCACGTCATTTTCGAGCGTCACATAGTCGACCTCGACGGTGAGCGTTGCTCGAGCCACCGGCTGGTCGCCGTCGCCACTGAAGTCGCTATCGAAGGCGGTGATGCGCGTATCTTTCGCGTTGCCGCCTCGAGTGCGGTCAGCGTAGAGCGCCTCCTCAATTTCCACACAAATGGCGTCGAGGGTGTCGTCATAGCCGGTGACGGCCTTTGCGTACACGTCCACGCTCACGCTCAGCGTCCTGATCTGAGTGCGCGGGGGATTGATCGTCGCGTAGTCGGTCGCCTCAGAGCTCGTGTATATAGCAAGGCCGGGCAAGCGATCCTCGGCGATGGGATAGACGCGGGTTTGATAGACGTTGGCGCCGGTGGTCGCCAGCCCCGTCAGCGTCGTCTCGATGTCATCGCGGATCAGTTTGCGGACGTGTGCCATCAGGGCGCCTCGAGCATCATCTCGGTGATCCCCGTGCCGTCAGGCATCACCACGCGGATCGTATAGGTCACGCCGTCGATGGCCAGGGTGGCGCCCTCGGTGGCGCCGCTTACGTCGGCGGTGCGTGCGGTGACTCGGGGCTGCGTGACAGCAAATGTTGAACCACCCCCAACGTCAACGGCCTCATAGGCATTATCGAAGATGACGGTGACAGCAGTCGACGCCCCTCCTCCAGCAGGAGTGAAAGTCGCAGCCACTCCAAAGTCAGCGAGGAGGAGCGCTCGGTCATCAGCAGTCTCGACGGCCATCAGCCATCCTCGGTTTTACGCGGACGCCCACGGCGTCGCGGCTTCGTTTCTTCGCTGAGGCCCAGTGCGCGATCTGCCACCGGCGCCTCCTCGGCGTGCGGCGCCACGCGCCCCATCGCCATCAATTCTCTGGCTTCGACATCATCGAGCTCGACCAGTGCGCCCATCTTGCGGACCCGGCCAGCTGCTACGGTGTTGCGGAGCACTTTATATTGCATCTTTCCTCCAGAGGATCAGGCCCCCCGGAGGGGGCCGTCACCTTAGTGCTTAGGCTTAGCTGCCGCCGTCGTTGCCGAGGCAGAAGCTCACAGCGTTGCGCACTGCCACGTCGCAGCTCTGGAGAGCCACCACGCGCACGGTGCCGCTGGTGCTGGCGGTGTAGGGGTCGACCACGATGTCGAGGCCGCCGAACATACCGACCAGAAGGTCGCTGAAGTTGCCGAAGTAGGCGTCGCCGGAGGCTGCCTGGTTGGACACGATGGCGCGGTAGCCATTGATCGTGCCGCCGGGCTCGACCACAAACTGAGCCGTATTGCTGGCCTTCTCGGTGGTCTTGAGTGCGCCGTACATAGCCGCGCCCATGATGTAGGCCAGATTGCCGAGGAGCGCGTTGTCCTCTGCGACCTTGGTTTCCATATCAACCACCTGAGCGAAGGTCGGCACGAGATCAGGAGCGGTTCCGAAGTCAACGGTGTTGATGCCGGAGGTGTTCTTGATCCCGGTGGGCTGGCCGCTGGAGCCGCTGCCGGCGAGCGCGCCAAGGTCGATTGCGAGAGCAATGGCCTGTGCGAGATCGTCGCGGATCAGGGCCTCAACGTCGAGGCTCGACTGGATGAGCAGCTGACGGGTGACGTCCGTGTGAGCACCGAGGGTTTTCGGCGTCATGGACACGGACCCCACGGTCATCTCGGACTCAGCAGAAGCCCCACCTTCCGTTGCAATCCACCCTGCGGCAGCTGCTGCGGTTTTCTTGGGGATCTTCACGTCGCCGGAGAGGCCGTTGAGCATCCGGGCGCCGGCTTGCATGACAGAGCTCGAGTTGCGGAGCACGTCGATGAAGTCGCCACCACGGAAGTCGTCGGTGAACAGAGCAGCCTCGTCGGCGCTGTTCAGATCACGCTTCCAAGTGC